CTATCATATGTCAATTCAGATTCCGCGACACTTCTAAAATAAGGCGCCCCTGCGGTATAAGACAGTGCAGTATCTCCAGTGTTTACTGTAGCATTCTTTAGAATGTGTCCAACAACGCCTTCTGTATACTGAACCGAACTTACTCTAGCCCTTTGACCAAACAGTAATGCTCGCTCGATATCTACCTTATGCTCACGAAGCTTAAGAGCCCAAATGCGCTCCCATTCGTTTGCATATCCGCGATAGCGAGTAGCAATTGCTGTGTTTGACATTTCGGCTGCAGTCTTAAAGATCTGCGTATAGCCAAAATCGTCTTCTATTTCACCAGACCATGCGTCAGGTGATCCACTTCCCTCTTGAAATGATGTGCCAATTACTTGACAATTATCATTATCTGCAAGAGTTTTTGATGCTGTGCTACTACCCGATAAAGCAACTACTTTACCTGTAAGGGTAGTAGATGTTCCGGCATCTACTGGAGCTGAATCAACTCTAACCAAAGCCTGCGTATAACCACTTGAGCCGCTTACGGTATTAACCGCAAAAACCATTCCTTTAATAAGGAAATCTACTGAAGCTCCGCCAGAAGATGTACCACCCGTAGCTCCATCAGCGTCAACTGTAAATGCATAAGAGCTTCCTGCCGTAACAGCGCCCCCACTATTTACACCCGCAGCTAACTTAAAGTTACGCGTAGTCCAATCAATCTTAGAACGATTTTCTAAAAACCGAAATACAGGATCATCCGTTGGTACTTTTGCAACCTTTGAAAGATATACAAAAAACGGTGATTCCTCTGGTGCCAATTCGGCAACCCGATCTGAGAAATCGTATAATCGACGGCGGTCAGGCGCTTGTCCTATACCAGCACTTGTGGTAGCAGCTGTAATATCATAACTGGATTTTATTCCTTGTGTAACAGCCATTTGTTACCTCCTATTTGATTATATTAATTAGGGAATTCTCCCTGCTTGCCCAGCTTGCAAAATTCTATCCCAAGCGGAATCCTGTTCGTTCTTCCTTGGTGGTTCGCCACCTTGAAGAATTCCAGCAGTCCGTGGAATGCTTTGAGCTGCTTTAACTGCTTCCATATTTGGAGAAACGTTATCTACTCCTTTATTGTAATGCTTCCGATAAACATCAATTAACAAGTCAATTGGTAATTGATCCCTCGGTGTTGTAGCAAAGTCAATAAAATCATTGATATCCTTTTCATCGCTCATGTTGTAGTTACTAGATAACTCATTGCGCAAATTCTGCAACGCTACTTGGCCTTGTATTTGAGACATATGTTGTCCAACAGCCTCATCTACTAAAGCCTTCTCCTGAGACGTCCTCATCTTATATGAGGCAGACTCCGGTTTATAATAGGCTTCCCATGGGTCAAAAGATGACTCGTCAACTGTGTTGGGGTCATCCTGTTCGCGTATAGTTTCCTGAGAATTTTTACCTTCTAATTTATCACGTATTGCCTCAACAACATCAGGTCTCGATTCGAGAACTTGTTGTAATTCAGACATCGGTTGAAGATTTTTATAGTCACCCTGAAGTTTTTCATAATCAGCCTTTTGTTTATCATACATAGACTGAAACTTCCTAGTTTCACCTTCCCAGTCAGTAGCAAAATTAACTTCGGATTCGTCACCTTCTTTAGCAATTAAATTAGGTGCTCGTTTATTTCCTTCGTCAATTACGCCATCTTGAACACTTGGGATTTCAGATGCCAATTCAACATCTGGCATTGATGCTTCCAAGCCTTCGCGTGTTGTTTTACCAACACTTTCTTCAACTACACTATTTTGCACTTGATCTTCCATATAACCTCCTTTTAGATTTCTTCTTTAATTCAAGACACCCGTAGATATCTCGAAGAAGTTAAACCTATGATTATTGTTTATTTTGTGCGCTCCTATTTTTCGAGGAACTCCCTTTATTCGCCTTTTGTACAGCTAACGCAGCTTCGGCACGAACATCTGCTTTGTCAATCACACCTTCTAGTTGACTAATCTTGACTCTTTCCTTATACTTAGCGTCGGAGGCAATCTCGTTCAAATCGGTCTTAAATTTCTCAGTGATAACTTGTTTCTTAGCATGAACCGCTTCGCGGTCTGCTGTTTGTAAGTCACCAGTAAGCTCTTTTATTTGACCTTCTAGTTGTTGTATGTGTGACTGCATTTTCGCCATCATACCTTTGCGTTGCAATACACCTTCTTTGTCATAGATCTCTGTTTTCTTTAAGACCTCGACATCATCTATCAATCCTAACTTATACGCATCAAGATACATATTGTATTCTGCCATCTTATTTGATGGTAAAGTCGATCCTGATATTATACGAACATCATGCTGACCTAATGATATATCATTATCAATAGTCTGCAGTTCGTTGGTTTTGTCATCATACAACCTATTGTTAACTGAAAATTCAGTTAAGTCATTATTAGGTTGCACGATTCTAAATGTTTTTTGGAATTTATAATGCCCTTTGGCTATATTATATATGCACCTTCCAAGTTGGTTTAAGCTTCCCTCTATATCTTTTAATTTAGAACGACCACGGCTTTCTCCCATTTCCGAAAGCATAGCTGTTCCCCTTACTGTGTCGGGAGCTTTTTCCTTGAATCCCTGCATTAATTCAGGAATTCCAAAATTTAAATCTATATAATGCTCCACCCTATCTATTAAATGATAAAATTCGCCAGCAAGCGGTTGTGGAGCTGGAAAGTGTGGCTCTCCAAATTCTGGATTATATTCTAATACAGCATTCGGGTTAGCCCAATCTTTCTCTAATTGACCAATGTCATCTACGCTTCCCTCTGGAACAAGAAGCTTAAGACCAGCTGATGCTTGGGCGTGGCTTAAAGTTAAAGAAAAAAGCTTATTAATTAGCCTTTGTGAGTCTTTAACCTTTGATACATCTGATTTTGGATAGGGTGTGTTTGTCCAAATATTTGGGACTGGTATTACGGGATAAACGTCAGTATTGAGGACTTGTTGATAAAGTAGGAACTGCCCCATTGTAGCTGTGACTTGAATGCGTGTTTGCTTTATTTCAACAGCTTCTACCAGTCCCGATTCTATTAGATGTGAATCTTGACTTACCACCTGCTCGAAAGTCTCCATATCAACAACTTTTTCTTCACCGCTTTGCTTATTGAAGAGTCTGTAGTATGGAACCTTAACCTTCTCAAATCTTTCAAGTATTCTATATTTTTCAGACCCAAAGGTATCTGAATCCTTTACCACATCAGGAGTAAATGATCCTGAAGAATTTTTTCTACTTGAAGATGGGTAATCATCTTCTTGTGTCATGGTATCTATTTCGGGTAAAGATTCTTCTATTTCTGGATATAAGGAAATAATCTGATCTTTTGTAAGTACTGTGGATAGAATAATAGAAGATGCATCATCAAAATATCTATTTCTAGATGCTGGGTCGGTATAAACTCTGAACGGATTTAAATAAGTAAATTTAACATCGCCCCTGCCAAAGTCAGCTTCTGGGTCTATATATACATAAAAATATCCCATTCCGGTTATAGCATAATCGTGAACAGCCTGCTTAAACTGCATGTCTCCATCGGAGATGTCCCAACAATATTCTAATATTGTTTTCCAAACTTGAGCAAGTTTGTTGTCGGAGTCCTCTCTTCCGATAGCAGAAAATTTTGGATTCCTTGAGGTAAGCAAAGATTTGAGCTTATCAACAGCAGCGTAAACTCTGTCAATAATAAAATCACCCTGCCCAACAGCACTTAATGCAGCAGACTCTTCTTCTGTATAGTGATTTCCTAGGACAAAATCAACGGCATCTCTTGCCTCAACGTCCCATTCAGATCGCGCATCGCGCCATCTTCTCCACAAATCTAAATTCTTTTGCGCCTCATCTACTTGCACAAAATCTTGTTCGCTAGCGATATTAAATCCCCCGAATACGTAAAGTTAACTTATATAATATAATATAAGCGTAAAACATGCGTTTGTCAAGTCTTTTTTTATTTATTTTCAAATCCTTTGTCCGGTAATCCAACTTCTCATTATCTTCTTACCTAAAAATTCTCTTTTCTCTTCAATCGTTTCCTCAAAATTCTCAGCATCAAACTTGGCACTCACAGGAGCCCTTGCGTTTATTATCGAATACCAAAGACCATCAAGAATGTCATCATTCTTTGCTTTTGGGAAATGAAACATTTCGTCTACTAAATCACTATGCTGCTTCTTTATATAAAGCTTTCCTCTGTTTACTATTGGACAAAGAAGAGATTCCAATCTATCTTCCTTCTTAATAC